GGGGCAATGGTGCGTAGCGCATGGGCGAGGTTGCCCTGCGTGGTAATGAGCTTCATTCGTGTAGGTGTGTGAGATACCAAGCAGCCTTGGCTAGGTCAATGTCGCCAGCCTTAAGCCTCTCGCGCCAGCAGTATTTCATAACATTGCCTTTGATGTAACCGCGCCATTCCTCTGGTGTGAGTGCTGCGCGGATTGCATCAATGCATTCAATGCTGCTGCTGGTGTAGTGGCTTGGGTGGTCAACGGGATCCGACACTGGCCGCTTGGGTGAGGTAAAGGATGATGCGGTCGTAATCAGCAGCAAAGCTAGCGACCAGTTCAGCGGGTATGGGCACGCCGTCATCGGTGGCATTATCCACGACTGCGGCGGCATAAGCAAGTGCATGGTCCATGGTGTCGCTGAGGCGATTCAGGACTGGTTGCTGCTTGGCTGAGATGTTGATGAGATCCATGTGATGACATAAGCGACAAGCTGCTCAACCATGCGGCGTGGGATGTCCCCGCGCACATTGGCAAGCGCATCGGACACTAGCCGGTGATAACCAGCAACGGTAAGTCCACTGTCGCAATTCGACACCAACGCCCGGCTGCGGATCAACTCCGCACGGGACACCCCAGCTGCTGCCGCCTGCTGGTCTAGCGCCACCAGGTCTGCAGGCTCAAAGCGGACTTTGATTTCTTTCATTTGGTGGCGGACGCAAAGAATGCAGTGTAGGACAGGGATCTCAGGGATGGCGGACGCAAGTGAGCCATAGGCGGACGCAAAAAACCTAGTCGTAGCAAGGAAGGACGCAAAATCGGGTTTTTCCCTTACCCCCCCTATACGTTCTACACCTTCCCCCCTTCCCGTTTTTCTATACACGATATTTATCCCCTATTTGCGTCCGCCAAGGTAAAAAGATAGATAGAGACAGGGTTTTTGCGTCCGCCATTTGCGTCCGCCTAGCGTCCGCCGTGACGCAAGTTGCGTCCGCCAACCGTCTCACCATGCGTCCATCCTGAGACCCTCGATAAGACGGTCACGGGATTTGCCGCCCCTGGCGGACGCAAGTTTTGGAAAGATCTGCCGCAGTGCTGGCACCAGCAGCCGTGGTGCCTTGACCGTCCGGTCTGTCGGTGGGTCCATGAGCCAGCGGTCATTCTTATCTAGGTAGCCCTCATCTCTGTACCAGGTTTGCAGTGCTTCCCAGACCTTCTTTACGGATACTGTTGCACCTTCCTCATGGTGCAATCCAATGGCATCGCAGAACTCCCACAGATGACAACTTGCAGACCTGAGCTATAGTCGATGCCGTATTCGATCGACAGCGACAAGCCCTCAAGCAACCAATTGAGAAACGCTGGGCATATCTGTTGCTGGATGAAGTCGGGGTCATCCTTTAGACGTGGATCGGCTTGGATGTGGCTTGATTCTGTAGGCGTTGCCATGAACGTCTTACGGAACCTGAACACATGGAACCGGGTCTCAATGGCCACCTGATCACCAGACAGCGACGGGTCTTTGTTCAGGTTAAACACGAACAACGACGACGGCACAAACTGCGACTCCTGCACACCTTTCAGCTCGTAAGATAGTTCCTCGCCGCTAATTGCAGCCTTAAGTGACTGCAGGTTGTCGATATGCACAAACTGACTATTTTCGCTGGACCAATTGACTGAGGCACCACGCAGCGGGGCAATGGGAAACTTGCGGCCTTGGTCGTACTGGCGAAAGTCGGCCAGAGAGCAGGACGTGAAATTGCGGCTGCCGAGGGTGTCGCGCAGGGCAGTGCGGATAGTGTCTTTGCCGTTGCTGCCCTCACCAATCATGAGCACTGCCCGTGGCCTGCCGCGTGTGGCTCGGTATTTGGTCAGGTCAAGGCCGCTGCCAAGGATGCGCTGCAGCGTGTCACGGTCACCGGGCTCCACAGCTTCCAACAAGCGCCATAAGTGCTGCGGGTTTGCCTCGGGGTTGTAGGCGTAGGCGGTGACGTAGGTGAAGGCGGTGTCTGGGTCGTGTGGCGTAAAGGCGTAATTGAGTTTGCGGCCTGCCCATGACCACGACACCACGCCATTGGCGCAGTTGATCGCATTGGCCGGGTTGACCGGCACAGGGTCCAGCAACCGCCGCATCCATGCGAGGGCTTCATCGACGTATTTAGGGCGCTTCCACGGGTAGCAACGCTCGCCGGTGTTGCCATTGACAACGTGCATCTGCGACAGCAGCGCAGCAATGCTGGGCGCTAGCTCCTCGTCGGTAATCGGCTTGTAATGGGTGCCACACCAGCAATGGAGTACACCATCAACACAGATCCATCGTGGCGACTGGGCTTGGAACACATGCCGCACTACCAGGTCGAGCCATTCGGTGTCGGTTTTGTTGTAGAGCTGCAGGTTGATCACCTCAGGCTCTACTGCTGTGGTCTCACGGCTGCGCCTGCTGCGTGGTGCTGGCGTGGATGGCTTCCAGCCGTGATGCCGCGCCCAGTACCAGAACGTGCCAGCACTGATCTGATTACCGCCGGAGCTGGCGATCTGCTGCAGACCATGCCACTCAGGGCTGTGCTGCTGCATCAGGGCAATGGCCTGGTCGGCGTCACCGCAGGCTTTGATCAGCCCCCAGAAGATATTGCGGTAGATGTGGTAGGTGCCGGTACCGGGCTGGCGCTGCGGGATAAAGGCAAGTGCCTCGCGCACCTCGTCAATGCTGCGCTCGATCGGTTCGGCGTAGGACTGAGCCGGTCGCTCGTGCTGGTAGTAGGTCTCTGATGGGAGTGCAGCCTCAATGTCAGCCACGCTGTAGCGGTGCCCTGCATGGGATACCATCTGGCACATCTCACCCAGCTCACCATCGGCACCGGCGTGGAAGGTGCCTGGCAGACGCATGACACGAGCTGGATTCTTGATGCTGCGGTCAGCATCGGCGTAGTCGAGCAGCCGGGTCTGCAGCAGACGCCAGTGCTCAATGGTGATCGGCTCGGACAGGACCCAGTAGTTGTGGATCGACTTTCCGCCGGTTGACACCTGCATGGTCGGCTCGGGCAGCCGCAGTTCTTGCCATGCGGTGAGTTGCCAGTCGGTTGGGCGGTCGTCCCATTCGCAGAAAAACGCACGGCAGGTCGTGATGTCAGCGTCCTTGTCGCCGCCATCGTTGATGACGACGTAAACGCCGCGGCCTTCGCGCTGCCACTCGTTGATACGGATGCGTGAGAACCCGCCTTTGCGGCCTGCATCGCCTGCTTTTTTGGGATTTTCAGCGTGGTAGAACGCCCGCAGCCGGATCTCACCAGCAGGTTTGCCCAGTGCATGGACAAACTGCCTGCCAAGGTCAAAGTCAATGTCCTTCATGGCTCACGACGCCCGGTTGCCGGCAGCAGGCCGCGGCTATGCAGCTCCATGGACTGCTGCAGCAGCAGCCTGATGGCTGTGCCACGGGACATGCGGTCACCGCGCCAGGCATCCAGCCATTGCAACTGGTCTTGGCTGAGGCGCACTGGTGTTGGATGGGCTAATCGCATCTGCGGCGGCTGTGTGCTTGCACACTGTAGCCGTGGCTGCTACGCTTGCAAGGCCACATGCCAACGGGAGCATGGATCAAGACCACGGATCAATGGTGTGCCGAAAATGCGGTAGCACCAGCATTGAAGTTTGGGAAACGCCTGAGCTGACCCATTACGGCAAGTTCATTTGCGTTGATTGCGATTGTTTTAATGGTTGGGCGCCAAAACCACAGGAAAACAAACACGATCGACCAAAACGTAACAAAAAATTGCATGACAAATTCGGCAAAGGATTTTGCCAGATGTGCTTGCGAGAGCCGGACAAAGCAGGATCACTACCTAATGAGTCAGTGCTGGAAGCTCATCACGTCATTTCTTTGAAAGAAGGCGGCAGTGATGAGCCCGAAAATCTTTGGACTGTTTGCACTGATTGCCACAAGCTGATTCATGCTCGCAGGCTTGAATTGAGCAAATACCTCTTTGAGGGTGAATGACTGTTATGGACCCAACAACTGCATTTGATCATCGGCTACAGCACGTCCCTTATGAATGGAAAAGCCCAATTTCCGAGGTCGTAGACACGTTTGAAACAGTACAAATTGGGCTTAAAAGCATCGGCATTGAAGATCCTTTTGTGTTGATTGAAGCCGTAAGGCTTGTTTTTGATCGCTATGACAAAGCAAACCCTGAAGAATGACCTACTCCGACTTTCTAGCTTCCAAATCCACCGCTTGCCCTGCTGCTGGCTTTGATCCGCAGCAGTTCACCGCGCCACTGTTCCCGTTTCAGCGGGACATCGTCACCATGGCCTGCCGTGTTGGCAGGTTCTGCATCTGGGCCGACTGCGGCATGGGCAAAACCGCCATGCAGCTTGAGTGGGCGCATCAGGTGCATCAGCACACTGGCGGCAACGTGCTGGTGCTGGCACCACTAGCAGTGGCACACCAGACCGTCCGCGAGGGTGCCAAGTTTGGCATCCCGTGCGCGTTCGCTGCAACCCAGTCCGACGTGCAACCCGGCATCACAGTCACCAACTACGAGAAACTGAGCCACTTCGACCCGCCCAGCTTCGCTGGCGTGGTGCTCGACGAGAGCAGCATCCTCAAGGCGTACACCGGCAAGATCCGCAACCAGATCATCGAGTCGTTCGCGCAGACACCGTTCCGGCTGGCCTGCTCAGCCACCCCGGCGCCCAACGATCACATGGAGCTTGGCAACCATGCCGAGTTCATCGGTGTGATGACCAGGACCGAGATGCTGGCCATGTTCTTCGTCCATGACGGCGGCGACACCAGCAAGTGGCGGCTCAAGGGTCACGCTCAGTCCAAGTTCTGGGAGTGGGTCTGCAGCTGGGCTGTCACCATCCGCAAGCCATCGGACCTGGGCTACGACGACGGCAGCTTCATCCTGCCTGACCTGCAGATCAATGACTGCACGGTTGAGACACCACGCGAGGCCATGGCCGACGATGCCGGCCAGATGGCGCTGTTCGCCATGGAAGCCCGGACCCTCAGCGATCAGCGGCACGTCCGCAAGGCATCACTGCAGATGCGCGTTGATGCAGCCGCTGCCCTGGCCAACAACAGCACCGAGCAATGGCTGATCTGGTGTGATCTTAATGACGAGTCCAAAGCGCTTACCACTGCCATCGATGGCGCGGTCGAGGTGTCAGGCAGCGACAGTGATGACCACAAGCGCCGTGCCGCGATCGACTTTCAAGATGGCAAAATCCGAGTGCTGGTCAGCAAGCCCAGCATTTTCGGCTTTGGTCTCAACTTTCAGGGCTGCCACAACGTCGCCTTTGTTGGTCTGTCGCACAGCTACGAGGCGTTCTATCAAGCGATCCGCCGGTGCTGGCGATTCGGGCAGCAGCACCCGGTCAACGCGCACATCATCTACGACGTGGCCGAGGGCCGCGTGATCGAGAACATCCGCCGCAAGGAAGCGGACAGCATCGCAATGGCTGAGTCAATGGTCACCATCATGAAGCAAACCACCATGGAACAACTCAAGAAGATCCAGCGCCAGGTTGCGCCACACATCACTGAGCACAAGACCGGCGACAACTGGGACCTGTACATGGGCGATTGCGTTGAGAGCATCAAGCAGCTCGACTCAGACAGCATCCACTACAGCATCTTCAGCCCGCCGTTTGCGTCGCTGTACACCTACTCCAACAGCGACCGCGACATGGGCAACAGCCGCAACGACCAGGAGTTCTTCGATCACTTCGTCTACCTGGCCAAAGAGCTGCATCGCGTGCTGATGCCTGGCCGATTGATCAGCTTCCACTGCATGAATCTGCCCAGCAGCAAAGAGCGCGACGGCTTCATCGGCGTCAAGGACTTCCGCGGCGACATGCTGCGCATCTTCCAGGCTGCTGGTTTTGTGTTTCATTCAGAGGTTTGCATCTGGAAGGACCCCGTCACTGCCATGCAGCGCACCAAGGCGATCGGCCTGCTGCACAAGCAGATCCGCAAGGACTCAGCCCTGAGCCGTCAAGGCATCCCTGACTATCTGGTCACGGTGCGCAAGCTGGGCGACAACCCAGAGCCATGCGCAGGGCCGTTTACTGAGTTTGCTGGCGAGAACCCACCAGCCAAGAGCGGCGACGCCATCAAGGACAGCATCAACATCTGGCAGCGCTACGCCAGTCCGGTGTGGATGGACATCAACCCGTCCGACACCCTGCAATACCGCAGCGCCCGCGCCAACGACGACGAGCGGCACATCTGCCCGCTGCAGCTCGAGGTGATCCGTCGTGGCCTGCAGCTGTGGAGCAACCCAGGTGATCTGGTGCTCAGCCCGTTCGCTGGCATCGGCAGCGAGGGCTACGTCAGCCTGCAGATGGGTCGCCGGTTCGTTGGCTTCGAGCTGAAGCACAGCTACTTCAACTGCGCTGTCAAGAACCTGCAGGCCGTCGAGTCGCACAAGCAGGGGGTGCTGGTGTGAACCTCCGCCCTTATCAGCAGCAGCTCATCATCGACATCCGCCTGCAGTACCAGCTAGGCAAGCGCACGGTTCTAGCAGTGCTACCGACCGGCGGCGGCAAAACGGTGTGCTTCAGCTACATCGCCCAATCCGCCGCCCGCAAGGGCAACCGCGTCTGCATCCTGGTGCATAGGGCTGAGCTGCTGGACCAAGCCAGCCGCAGCCTCACGGCTATGGGCGTCAGTCATGGCCGAATCGCGGCAGGCCGCAGCATGGACCTAAGCCATGCGGTGCAGGTTGCCTCAGTCCAGACCCTTGCCCGCAGGCTTCACAAACTGCCGAGAGAGTTCTTTCAGCTTCTGGTGGTGGACGAAGCGCACCACACCAATGCCGGTCAGTGGGCATCGGTCATTTGCCATTTCCAAATAGCGCACGTTTTAGGAGTTACAGCGACCCCATGCCGTGGCGACGGGCGCGGGCTTGGCGACCACTATGAGGCCATGGTGCAGGGACCCAGCGCTGCTTGGTTGACTGATAACGGCTACTTGGCCAGTGCTCGTGTCCTGGCGCCGCCGGGATTCAATGCCACCGGCCTGCGCAAGCGGATGGGTGACTTTGACACCAAAGAGGCCGAGCAGCGCGTTGGCACCATCATGGGTGACTGTTGCAGTCATTACCGCAAGCATCTGGCAGGCCAGACGGCTATTGCGTTCTGCTGCTCGGTGGCGCATGCCGAGGCGGTGGCTGCCCTGTTTATGAGCCAAGGGATCCCAGCCGCCAGCATTGACGGCACCATGACCGCCGACCAGCGCAGCGACCTCTTAACAGCACTCGGAACTGGTCGGATCAAGGTACTTACATCGTGCTCACTTATTGGTGAAGGCGTAGACGTGCCAAGCGTTGGGGGTTGCATCCTGCTCAGGCCAACGCAGTCAGTCGGGCTGCACTTGCAGATGATCGGCCGCTGCCTGAGGCTAAGCCACGGCAAGACCGCTGTCGTGCTGGACCACGTCGGCAATACGCTGCGGCTCGGGCATCATCTCGAAGACCGCGACTGGACCCTGGACGGTGCCGCCAAGCGTGACCGCGAGCAGGCACCATCGGTCAAGGTGTGCCCGGTGTGCTTTGCCACCAGCATGAGCGCTACGCAGATCTGCCCTGACTGCGGGCATGTGTTTGCCCCGCAGGAGACCAGGGAGCTAAAGGTAGTTGAGGGCGAGCTGCAAGAGTTGACCACACGCGAGCGCAAACGCGAGCAGGGCACAGCCCAGTCCCTTGAAGACCTCCGCAAACTGGCGCAGCAACGCGGCTACAAACGCGGATGGGCAGAGCGCGTCTACCAGGCTAGGTTGGCCAAGCGGCATGGGTTATGAGTGAGCGAGCAGCAGATCCAGCAGGAAATCCGGCTGGCCATCAGCCACGGTGATACGAAGGTCTTCCGCAACAACACCGGCACCCTTAAGGACGCCAACGGCCGCCCAGTGCAGTTCGGTTTATGCAAAGGCAGTGCTGACCTGATCGGCTGGCGGACGGTCACGGTGACGCCTGAGATGGTCGGCACCCAGGTGGCTGTGTTCCTCAGCATTGAGGTCAAGACCCCAACCGGCCGGCTGCGGCCAGAGCAGCAGCAGTGGCTCGACGCCGTCCAGGCAGCCGGCGGCATTGCTGGCGTGGCACGGTCTGTGGATGACGCGTTACGGATTGTGACTGAGCACGCTTGACCACGGCGGCACATGGTGTAGGATATGGGGGTCCCAAACGGATTCCACCCGTGGCCACCATCACCGAAATCGAAACCATCCGCGACACCGATGCACTTCTGGTTGCCCCAAGCGGCAAGCATCTCGTGCAATTCCGCAACGTGGGCAGCAACCAAGCATGGACTGCTCAGTACCAATTGATCGACGGTCAATGGGTAATGCGCAGCAGCGGATTCAACTGGATCGGCATTTTGCATGATCGTTACCGTTCATTCAAAGCCAAGGGCTATCGCAAGCCATGACCCATGCGGCCAGCCGGGAGCCGCACCCAATCCCGGCATCATTCCACCCGCGTTAACACCATGACAACCACACTGACCCTGATCCTTGCCCTGTTGCTGCTGCCGTTGCTGGTGCTGCTATGGGCAACGGAGTCAACCGAGCAACGCGCCAAGCGGCTGCGTGGTTACGGCTGGTCGCAGCGCCGCATTGCGGAGCACATGCACATCAGCCGCTACCGCGTCCGCCTAGCACTGGCATAGAAAACGACGGGGGCGCCACACCCCCGTCATCCCTACCAAAACCATCCTACCCATGACATCAGACGATTTCTGGACATTTCAGACCGCCAAGCAGCACGGCGGCGGGTTCATCTCACGCCTCGCCGATGCAGGGCTGGTTGCTGACCCGACCAACCGGCACACCCTGCTGCAGGCGTTCCCGCAGCTGCAGCACTGCTTTGGACCCCAGACCCTGATCCACAAACAACTGAGGCAGAAATGACGATCACTAACGAGCAGTACCACGCCGACCCGGCTGTCAGCGCCAGCCACCTCAAGGCGGTAATGCAGTCGCCTTACCACTACTGGAGCCGGTACGTTGACTCCAACCGCAAGCCGGTTGAACCGACCGCTGCAATGAAGCTGGGCAGCCTTGCCCATTGCGCCATCCTTGAACCAGAGGAGCTGCTGCAGCGCTACGGCATCTGCGCACCACGCAACACCAAGGCCGGCAAGGAGCAAGCCGCGGCCATGGAGACCGAGGGCATCGAGGTAGTTACCAGCAGCGACATGGCGCTTGCCATGGGCATGAGCGCTGCAGTGCAGGCGCACCCTGCAGCATATGCACTGCTCAAAGAGGGCAAAGCCGAGCAGTCGTTCTGGTGGGATGACCTAGCTACCGGCCTGCGTTGCAAGTGCCGCCCGGATTGGTATCAGGGCAGCACCGTGGTGGACATCAAGACCACCACCGACGCCAGCCCGCAGGCGTTCGCCCGCAGCGTGGCCACTTTCGGCTACCACATCCAAGCAGCGCATTATCTCGCTGGCCTGCACGGCGCTGAGCGGTTTGTCTTCGTGGCAGTCGAGAAGACCTACCCGCACGCCGTGGCGGTGTATGAGCTTGACGCCGAAGCCCTTGCATTAGGGCGGACCATGCGGGACAATGGCATGGACGTGATCGCCGGATGCCATGCCGCCAATGTGTGGCCGGGTTACGGCGACACGATCATCCAGACCATCAGCCTGCCTAAGTGGGCGACAAATCCCATCGAAACCCAAACCTTCTGATGTCAACAGCAATCACCACCTGGACCCCTGATCAGGTCCAACTGATCAGCAGCACCATTGCACCGGGCTGCACCAATGACGAGTTGCGGCTGTTTGCCTATGCCTGTCAGCGCACTGGGCTAGATCCGTTCAGCAAGCAGATCTACGCCATCAAGCGTGGCGGCAAGATGACCATCCAAGCCGGTATCGATGGCCTCCGTGCCATTGCCGAGCGCACCGGGCAACTGGACGGCAGCCATACCGAGTGGTGTGGCGAAGAGGGCGGCTGGGCTGATGTGTGGCTTGGCACCAAGCCGCCCGCTGCGGCTAAAACCACCATTTGGCGCAAAGGCAGCCAGCACCCGTTCGTTGGTGTTGCCCGCTTTGCGGATTACAACGGCGGCCAAGGACTGTGGTCCAAGATGCCCGCCGCGATGATCGCCAAATGCTCTGAGGCACTGGCGCTGCGTAAGGCTTTCCCTGCCGACATGTCCGGCGTCTACACCACCGATGAGATGGACCAGGCCACCGAGCCTGTAACGGTCACCACTGAGGCCGCGCCGGCACTGCCTGCCGTCAAGGCCAAGGACACCAGCAAGACCTTTACCGCTGGTGCTGCCGCTATCGCTAAGGCCAAGAGCCTGCAGGACCTTGAAGACCTGCAACCCCGCATGGCAAAGCGGCTGGAAGATGGCGACCTGACGCAAGAGCAGCACGACAAGCTGCTGCAGCAGATGCTTGAGAAGGAGGCTGACCTTGTATCTGACGACTGAACAGCTAGCAGCACGCTGGGGCTTGAAGCCAAGCACCATCAAATCCCAGCGGCTACGCAACCAGGGACCGTCCTATTACACGGTCCCACGGTTCGGCTTGCCCTTAGGTGAGTCGCGGGTTAGGTATCCCATAGCGGATGTGCTGGCCTTTGAAGAATTCAACTCTATTACCCCCATCAATCCATGAGCCTTTATGCTTCCGGCGTCGTTCGTATTATTAGCGAACCGCAAATTAAGTTTTTTGATTCTGGTACTTGTGTTTGCAACTTCGGTGGTGGCATCAGCGAAGGTAAAGACAAAGATGGCAATTACATCAACAATGCCATTGATGTAGAGGTCTGGGGCAAGGGCGGCGAGATGATTGCCGACAACTGCAAAAAAGGCGACAGCATCATGGTGACGGGTGCTATCCGCCGTCAAGACTGGACTGATAAAGAGTCCGGCACCAAGCGCAGCAAGCATGTGCTGAACGTGCAACGGTTTGAGTATCTGCCACGCACGAAGACTGAGGAGGCTGCATTCTGATGAATGAAGCCGCCATTAAAGCAGCATTTGATGCGTGGTGGCGTGACAGTTACAGGGTGCCTCCTGGCACCCACGCGGTCATGACCCATGTTGCCTTTGCTGCGCACATCCTCCGGCTTATGGAGCTGATGCAGGATGACTGACTACAAAGCAACGCCTGAGCAGTGGCAGACAGACGCCGCGCGTTGGCTGGACGCAATTGTCGAACTCCGCGACAGGGTTCAGGTGCTGGAAGATGCCACTAAGAAACACATCGTCGAAACCAGTTCCAACATCGGGGCTTTGTTTAGACGTATCGAGTCACTAGAAGCTGCCGAACGCCAAGCATCAAAGGTCTACGAGATCAGCAAGCCGCTGAAACTCACCGCAAAGCAGCAGCAAGAATTGAACGCACTGCTGCGACCAGTCACCTCCCAACCATCTCCTAATTCCTCCCAAATTGGTAGTTCGCTGGTGGAGCGGGTAGGCGCTGCAATCTTTGAGCAGTTTGAGAACAACGCAGGGAACGAAGCAGAAGCCCGCGCTGCGATCCGCGAGGTGGCGGCGTGGTTGGACGAGAACACCGGCGGTCATGCCGCTTGGATGCTGACGCAGGATGCCGACCGTGGCTGACCTTTCCCCCGCCGCGCAGGCGGTACTAGATGGATTTCGTGCTGTGCCAACTCTTATGGATGGACCATCTATCGCCGGCGCTCTGCGAGCTGCTGCGGATCAGGTATTAACTGCCCAATGGGAAGGGCAAATACATCCCGATGCAGCGCACAGTCTCGGTATCAACTGGACCCGCGACGCGCTGCACGCCATCGCCACCGAGCTGGAGGCCGACCAATGACCGATCTCGTCAACCACCCGCCGCACTACACGCAAGGCGGCATTGAGTGCATCGAGGCTATCCAAGCAGCACTGACCCCGGAGGAGTTCCGGGGTTACTGCAAAGGCAATGTGCTCAAATATGTCTGGCGTGAAAAACACAAACAGGGCACCGAGTCTTTGCGCAAAGCCAATTGGTACATGCAATGGCTGATCGGTTAGATAAAGGCCGCAACTTCACGGTCAACATCCGCATGAGCCGCGAAGAGATCGAAGCTGCTCGCAAACTAGGCGACGGCAACATTAGTATGGGTTTCCGTCATGCAATTAGGTATGCCTGCTGGAAAAACATGCGGCCAATCAAACTCAGCACAATACTGCGTAGCGCAGCAGTCATGGCACAGGATCTAGAAGATGCCCGCAATTCAAACTCGATGCCCTAATTGCGAAGCGTTTCGCACTTATGTGACCGTCACCAACACCACACCTAAATACATCATTCGCGGCCGCAAATGCACTGCTTGTGATCATCGATGGTACACCTATCAGACGCATGAGCAAGTAGTTTCACGGTATGACATCATCACACCCAAGAAAAAACCACTACTGAGACATGATCCTTTCTGACACCGAGATCCATGACCTGATCGAACAGGGCATGGTGCATCATCATCAGCCGGAGCTGATCAATCCTGCCAGCTTGGATCTTCGACTGGGCGACCTGATCATGCTGGAGTCGGTGCAGTCCCACCAGATGATTCCGCTGTCGATCAAGGATTACACCGCTGAGCACCCGTATCAGTTAGTGCCAGGGCAGTTCATCCTGGCGCAGACGATCGAAACCTTTGTCATGCCTGTCTCC